ATCTGCCACAACTACTACCCTCACGATCACTGCACCTCATAATACAACCGTTTTCAACGGTACAATCATCGTTGAGGGCCTTTAACAACATCTAAGGAGAAAACCATGCCTATCGCAATTACAAAATCAATTCCTACCAATTTCAGCCCTAACCTTTCGGCATCATATTGGGTACCAATGCCCGCGCAAATCGTAAACCTAGAAACGGATGCTCAATTGATGATGCGTGGCTTTTATGATCAAGCTGGTTATGATTTACCAAATGCTCAACCTTTGATGAATATGCGTATCACCATCCCCGCTGCATCATTGGCTGGCGCGTTGGCGAGCGATGCTGCATTAGGCGCGTATATCATTGCCAACGTAGCTGCATTCTCGGGCGGCACGGCTACTGAAGCGGCCTAATGAACGATAACCCAATTATTGTACTCAGAAGTTGTTTAAGGGTTAAAATATGTCAGATGTAAAATTTAGTCAAATAGCTTCCGGAGGTGCGATTAATACGAGCACGGATGCGCTGCTTGCAGTCCGCTCCGGGACAACAGACGTACTCGTTGACTCTTCCACACTTTTAACGAATGCGCTCGCGGCTGCGAAGATCATTGTCGGTAACAGTCTCGGCGTCGCTGTGCCTGTTACGATGTCCGGAGACGCTACGCTATCGAATGCTGGTGTTCTTACGCTGGCGAACACGGCGGTATCGGCAGGATCTTACACGAACACATCCCTGACGGTTGATGCGAAGGGTAGGATCACAGCAGCGTCGAGCGGGGCAGCACCAAACAATGCATTCAGCGCTCTAACCAGCAGTACAAACACTTCTGCCGCCATGGTTGTTGGCACTGGAGGATCATTAGCAGCCACGGGGTCAGGCACTATTGTTGCAACATCCACGACAGGTAATGCTGCCACGGTCACCAATGGCGTCTATACAACCGATACGGGCACAGTGACGAATACAATGCTCGCCGGATCTATCGCACTCACAAAACTTGCTAATCAAGCAGCAGATACATTTCTTGCCAACGCGACCAGCGGATCTGCGGCTCCAACCGCAGTAGCTCTAGCAGCTTCTCAGCTTGCTGGTCGTGGATCGACGGGGGATATTGCAGCGATATCGCTCGGTACTAATTTATCTATGTCGGGCGCAACGTTAAATGTGACCGGCGGCTCTGAGCTTGTATTGCTGGCCACGGCAACGGCTTCGGCGTCATCGACATTGACTTTCACGTCCGTGCTCGCCGCTGCAACATATAGCCAATACATTTTATCGTTTGTTAATCTCTTAGCGTCTACGACTTCATCAATAGGTTTAAAGATATCTGTCAATAATGGCTCTACCTATACCGAGACCATGAGTTCACAAAAGCAGCAGATTCAGTGCGGAGGCAGTACTACGCCGACGCTGACTGGTGTCTCTAATACTACCCCTGCATTGCTTACAACAAGCACGAGCAGTTCGCCATTCAGTGGGGTGGCCTGTTTTGCGACGGGGACAGGGGCAAGCGGATCTCTGGTGTGGGAAAGCAATATTGGCATTCCCGGAACGTCCCCAGATAAAACGTATGTTATACAGACTGGCGGTGATGGTGTGGTCAACGCATTTGAACTTTTACCGTCGGCCGGTAACTTCACATCTGGAACTGTTTATCTTTATGGAGTAAAAAACACCTAATGGCAAATAAAACAGTAGCAGATCTGAACGGCGGAACTCAGGTAGAAATGACAAGCGATGAGCTTGCACAATTTTCTAACGATCAGAATGCTGCAACTATCATGGCCGCCACACAGTGGCTTAAAGCACAAGCACAATCTGCCCTAGACAAGTCTGACGTTACCATTCTGCGCTGCGCTGAAAATTCTGTGGCTGTCCCAGCAGCGTGGGCAACATACCGTGCAACACTCCGCTCCATCGTCTCATCCGGAATCGGAACTATTCCACCTCAACCCACATACCCCACTGGAACATAGTGTTAGATAATCAAATCATAGCTCTGGTGAAGTCCGTCGTCGAAGCTCAGGAAGCAACGGCGACGATCCCTGGCGTTGTAATCAAACAAGCGTTCCAGCCGACCCAGCAGGGTGTCAATACCGCGCCGACGGGTTACATGTTTAAGGTTGGCGATCATCGCCTCGGAACTCCCGAGCGCTCGGATGTCTACGACACTAATTCCTCGACAATCATTCACACTGAAACACAACAATACGAGACGATGTTTCAGATGAGCGCATTATCTACTCAAGATCCTTCGAACACTTCACAATATACTTCGAGCGATATTCTGAACTACATAGCCTATTGTTTACAAAGTAACTATGCCATTGAAACATTCACGGCCAATGGAATAGGTATTTATAATGTGCCGGATGTTCGTAACCCCTATTTTATGGATGATAGGGAAAGACATCAAGCATCACCGAGTTTTGACTTTACGATTGTTCACAAACAAATCATAACGTCAACTTCAAACGTGGTACAGTCCGTGAATTTCAGTTTCGACACTGTTTAATTAAAGGAGAGCGATAATGGCTATTTCACTAACGAGATATGTAGATATTACATCCGGCGTCGGTGCCGCTGTAAACGTAGGACAGAGACAGCTCATTGCTCTTTTCCTAGATGACAATGCTTTGATCCCGACCGGATCGCAAGTCAACTTCACGAGCGCTGCCGATGTTGCAGCATACTTTGGATCAGGCTCTGAAGAATATGCAAGAGCTGCTTTCTACTTTGGCTGGATCAGTAAGAACATTACTGCCCCACCTTCTATCACATTCGCTCGCTGGAATAGTGTCGCGAATGCTCCCGCTATCTTTGGAGCAAAGGGTGCCCAAAGTATTACGGCTTGGAATTTGATCACAGCTGGTAAGTTGGATCTGACCATGGGCGCGTTCACGTTCACGATGACGAGCTTGAACTTTAGTTCGGCCGGATCACTTTCTGCGGTTGCCGGCATTATTCAATCTGCTATTCAAGCAGAATCCGGCGGCGGCGCACTGTGGACAGGAGCTACCGTTGTATGGGACGCTTCTACTCAGCAGTTTAATCTGCTCGGTGGTGCTACGGGTGCGGCAGTTATTTCTGTTACGAATGCGGGTTCCGGAGATATCCTGAGTCAGGTCGGCTGGGTTCCTCCGAACGCTATCTTCTCGGCAGGTAGCGGGGTGGTTACTATTACCAACACGTTCAACACCATTGCGGGAAACAACAACAACTTTGGTTCGTTTGGATTTATGACCGCTGCTGCGCTGGATCAGGCTCAGATCGTCGAAGCTGCTACCGTAAACCTGACCTATAATAACATGTTTATGTATTCTATCCCCTGTATAGCTTCTAACGCGGCCTCGTTGAGCGCAGCTCTTGCTGAACTCGGTGGCTGTACTCTGACGTTGTCTACCGTCACGGGCGAGTATCATGAAATGATCCCCATGATGATTCTTGCGGCTACGGACTATAACAACCAAAACGCGACGCAGAACTACATGTTCCAGATCTTCGATGTGACCGCTGACGTCTCTACGGACGCCAATGCGAACACTTATGATGGCCTGAACGTGAACTACTACGGTCAAACGCAGACCGCTGGTCAGCTTCTGCAGTTCTATCAACGCGGCGTGATGATGGGTCTTCCAACGAACCCATTGGATCAGAATACCTACGCGAATGAGATCTGGTTGAAGGACGCCATGGGCGCGGCTATCATGACCCTCCTGCTGGCTCTGAATAAGGTCAGTGCAAACAATACGGGCATCGCTCAGGTCACTAATATCTGTCAGGGCGTCATTACTCAAGCTCTGTTTAACGGAACGATCTCGGTTGGCAAGGCGCTGACGAATACTCAGCAACTTTATATCACCGAAGCTACCGGGAACAACATGGCTTGGAAACAAGTTCAGAACCTTGGCTATTGGCTGGGTGTTGTGATCGAGCCGATTGTTGTCGACCTTGTTACAGAATATCAGATCAACTATACACTGATCTACTCTAAAGACGACGTCATCCGATTCGTTCAAGGAACGGACATCTTAATTTAATAGGAGAATAATACATGGCTAATAATGTAACAGGCTTTGGAACAGTAATCAACTTGATTGGGAGCGTGACGTTCCCAGCGGGCGTTATGGTTACGCAGTTTTCTGACGACGCCGATCCGCTTGACATGGCTTCCGTCAAGATTGCGGATACCGCGATGGGTGTCAACGGCGATCTGATTGCCTGGGCAAAGGCAGTAACTCTGCCGATGGTGCTCAACGTGATCCCAGGATCTGTAGATGACGTCAATCTTCAGACTCTTTTCGATGCAAATCGCGTCGCACAGGGTAAAGCAAGTGCGAACGATGTTATCACGGCGACTATTGTGTACCCCGATAAATCTACTGCTATTCTGGGTCTTGGGGTAATTACCGACGGTCAGCCAAGCAAGTCAATCGCTGGTTCCGGTCGCCTGAAGACTAAATCATACGCCTTCTCGTTCCAAACGAAAACTTAATCAATAGTAGGACAGCCATCATGACCGAACTCATTAAGCCTAAAGAATTTCTTGTTGAAGACGGAGAGGGGAAGCAGCTTAGATATATCTTATCTAACTTCCCCGCCGTCGAAGGTAGAGAAATCGTTTCTAAGTATCCGCTTTCCAACTTGCCGAAGATCGGTGACTACAAGGAAAGCGAAGAGACGATGTTTAAGCTTATGAAGTACGTCGCCGTAGAACCCAAGCCCGGAGTTATCATACCTCTCGCCACAAGAGATCTGGTGAACAACCATTGCCCGGATTGGGAAGTCCTCGGTAAGATTGAGATGGCTATGATGGAGAAAAACTGCAGTTTTTTTCGGAACGGGAAGAGCTACGCTTTCTTCGAAAACTTGGCTCAAATATTTCTTACGAGGATTTCAGAAATGTTGATCCCCTTATCGGTACCATCCTCGCCCACGGAAAAGCAACCCTCCACGAACTGAAAACAATCTACGACTTAGAGGATCTTATGATCCTATGGGAGTCAATAGTCATTCCGCAGTATAATGATTATATGGCTTCCAAAGCGGCAATAGGCAAGGTGTAATATAGTATGAGTGTCTTAGATACCTTTTATATTATGTTCAAGTCTAATGCCGAAGAGGTTATCAAGGGCAATAAGGCCATTGAGAAGTCTACGAAGGACACCGCTGAGCAGATAAAGAAGACTACGGATAAGACGACGGAACTCGGTATGTCCTTTGTTAAGATGGTAGAGGCGGGCGCGGGGGCGCTCGGCTCTATTGCTGGCTTCGAGGTTATGAAGAACGCCGTGAACAACGCGGCAGACTATAACTCCCAACTGAAGTTCATGGCCGACCTTACGGGTCAGAACGCGAACAATCTGAAGGCTATGGGCTTGGCGGCGCAAGCGGCGGGCGGGTCAGCGGCTGGTGCTTTGGGTGACGTTCAAAGAATGACCAACGCCCTCGCCGACATGGGGCTACAGCTAAAACCTGGACAAGACGTTTTTCAATCAATTCGGGAACGTATGAAAGGTATGAACCTCGCGGATAAGACCCGTCTATTAAATCAAATAGGCGTGAGCGATACCGGAAACAGATGGCTTTTATCTATTGCCTCCGATACGGAATTTAATCGTCGCCGCGCAGAGGCCGAACAAAAATCTGGGCTCGCGCCCAGCGCGTATGACAGAGCCGTGAAGAAAACAGAAGCCGATGCCTACTTAAGTGCCGCTGAAACAAAGGTCGCCTCAAACATCTGGGATACTATTGGCGATCGTATGAATGCTCTCATTGAGAGTATCGCCAACCTCGTCGATAAGCTGGGCGGTACGGGCGCAGGAGCGTTAGGAATAGGGGCGGGCGTTATAGGCGCGGCTACTCTTAAGAACATAGGCATCGTTGAAGCTGCTAAGAAGATACTAGGTGTGGGCGGGAGAGCCGCCGCTGGAGCCGCTACCACGGCTGAGGCAGCTAACCTTGGGGGCGCTGGATACGCTGCAGCGGGCGCGGCAACGGCTGGAGCGGGTACGGTTGCCCTTGTCGGCGGCGCTGCCCTAGCCGCTGGAGGCGTTGCAGGCTATAGTTTGGTTTCCATATTTAGTGATAAGATTGAAGGCTGGTTGACGGCATATATGTCCCGTGATATCAATCCGGCCGGATTAAAGCTTGGACCTCTGTCGCAGACCACAAAAGCAAAGATGGGATCATCTACAGGAAATAAAGATCTAGATTTCTGGATGAGCAAGGGATACTCAAAAGAACAAGCCGCCGGAATTATGGCGAACATAAATGCCGAGAGTGGAGGCAATCCAAATAAAGTGGGCGATAGTGGCTTGGCTCGCGGTATTGGTCAGTGGCATCCTGATCGTCGCGCTTCCATTCTAAAGGGAACTGGAATAGACGTAGCGACTGCCAGTCGTGATCAGCAGATGGAAGCCTATGCTTGGGAAATGAAAAACGGGCGCAAAGGATTCGATGATGCGAAGTTCCGTCAAATGCAGGCTGCCGATGAAGCCGCTGCCTACGTTAGTCAACGATTTGAATCTCCTCGTGATGCTTCCTATCAGGCCACGATGCGCGGAAAGTCTGCGCTCGCGCTCGCTTCCCAGTATCCGAGCGTCGGCAAGGGTGGCGGGGGTAATGATAATTCCGTTCAGATCGATAAGATCACAATTAATACCCAAGCCACGAATGCAACGGGCATAGCTGTCAGTCTCAAAGACGAGCTGCGCAATCAATTAAGCATTCTACAGGGTAATGTAGATGATGGAGTGAGGGCATAATGGCTTTAAATTTGTCCCCACAACTTCCTTTTAATATCACGCCCGCGTCTCTTCTTTCCGGCGCGAACACCATTGCGGGATTACTTTCTAAAAGTTCTAAAGTAGATGTTGTTCAGGTCATAGATCAGACCTCCATGAAGCAATTGTTTCATGGCGCGAGACCTATAAAGCTGCATGTTAAAGAAACATCAAAAGTTATGGACTATCCCGTGGAGACGGGCGTCACACTTTCCGATCATCACATCATCTTGCCAACCGAATTTGAGATGGACTGTATCATCCCCGCGACGCAGTATTCTATCGCATATCCTGCTATCAGAAATGCTTGGCTCAACGCTACGCTGTTATCCGTTCAGACGCGCCTCGGCACTTACAGGAACATTATCATCTCCGACGAACCACATACGGAAGACGCGGATATGTTCAGTGCCGTATCTATTACGCTCAAGATGCGCGAAGTTATCATGTTCGCTCCGAACGGAGTGTCGCCTGGTGCTCTGCTCGCGAACTTCCAACCCGCGAACCCCGCGAAGAACGGTTCTAATATCAGCAGCGGTATTGTATCCGCAACCGCCGCTGTGGGTTCTGCTTTAAGTTATCTTCATGCTGCCTCCGTGGTGGGGATTAGAATATAATGCAAATAATTCCAGTCACAGCAAATCCTAACCAAAGCTTCTCGGTTGTTCTAGATAACAACCAGTGGGACTTTAAGATACAATATGCCAACCAAAATATCGCTGTTTCCCTCACCTTGAACGGAACTGTAGATATTGAAGCCCTCCGCGCTGTCGCGGGCATGCGTATCATCCCCAGCGAATATGAAGAGGCTGGTAACTTTGTCTTCGTCACGACGAATCAACAGATCACAGACTATACTCAATTTGGAACACAACAACAATTGGTGTATCTCAGCGCCGCAGAGCTGGCCGCTATTCGTGTCCCTCCCCCTTCCTTATTAACCCCTGCATACTTTGATCCCCTCGCTGCGCTTCCTCTGCGCCTCTTTCCGCAAGGCTACCAGGCGGCAGGTTCGTTGTATGTAGATGAAATTGGGGAACATCCATACGTAACCGAAAGCGGCAGCAGCTTCTATATTACAGGATAACATAAATGACAAGCGCGTTTGATTCAGTTGGAGGATTAAGGCTTGTTAGAATTGGTATCCAAGTAGATGGGATATTCACTTACTTTCAAGATATTGACATTCGTATTAGTGGACAGAAGTTTGCAAGTCCGTCTAGCAATGTTTGTACTATAAAGATTTCCAACCTAACAAGAGCTCAGCGTAACTGGCTATTAACAAATGCTTCACCAATCATACCTTCAAGTGGATCTTCTAGAGTTCCCGCATATGTAGTTGTGGATGTTGGTCGTACGTCCTATGGGTATTTCCGATTGTATGAAGGCAATACTTGGG